AGAGCGTCATCAAGTGCCGTGTGGGCGTTCGAACTTGCCGAACTGATTTCATTGGTAATGGATTCCGCCAAGTTATCCATATCAATAGCGCCTGGCGCTATCTGGTATCCGTTTATCTGTCCTACTGTGATACTGTCCGCCCTGAGATTTGTTACATCAATCACTCCGGCATCTAAAACTCCAAGAGTAATATTGCTTGCATCTATTTTTACGGCGCCAAGAACTCCCGTTACATGCCCGTCTACGATTGTTGCGGAAGAAATAAGCCCCACATCAGCTAACATTGTTCCTATGGTTGCTTTTTCTACATTGGCGAAATCAATCTCCGCATAATTCGCCTCAAGATATTCAATGCTTGCAAATTTACCTTGTAGATTTGTAATAACTGCATTTTCGATATTTGCCTCTACTGCGTCAATCTCATCTGTTTTTATGTAGTTTGCTTCCAGATATTCAATCGAGGCCTTAGAAGCAATTAAATTATTTACAAGTAAAAGCTGCGCATGGGTTCGTTCCATTGCTTTTGCAACTGGCCCCTTAAAAGTATTTTCCACATTTTCACTATCGCTTACTTTGGATTTTACAGTTGTTGTCAAACCACCATCAATCTCATGTGTAATTTCCATAACAGGCAGTTTATATGTGTTGCCAAATAAATCCTCACCAGTCACAATGTCCCATGCGTCAATTCGGCAGTCCCCCAAAAACTTTGTTTCCCCGCCACGATATGTAAATCCTCCAATTTCTGTATGGATTCTGTTTACAATCTCCTGTGTCACAAAAGGATTACTAAAAGAAATGCCTGTGATTCCGCCTCCAGCTCCATATTGCGTATTATCTGCGGCAGTTCCAATAACCTTATTTACGGTATAATTACTCTCATTCTTTGTGAAGGAATAGCACTTTGATACAGGAACCTCAAATCCGTTATCCTCATACCACCTAAATTCAAGCTGCCCCAACCGGTTAAATGTGGCGAATTTTCCATGCAGACCGGCTATATATCCAATCGTTTCTCTTATGGTATATCCAGCAAATACAATATTGCTGCTGCCTTCCTCTGTACTTGGGTTATTTAAAGTTATCGGGGATATATTTGTAATAAACTCTATTCCGAGTTTTTTCTCAATCTCCTGCATAACCTTTACGGTATCTGTCGGGTACTTTAAATCAGAGACGTAATTTTTCTCTGCCTGCGTCATTCTGTCATACGCCTTAAATACTATCTCATAGTCCGTCATTTCCGGCTTATTCGCCTTAAAAATACCCATAGGCATATATTCTATGGCTCCGTTTACTTCCAGCCCCAAATCAAAAGAAATCTGCTGCCCTGTAATCAAATGCGGGACTTTTTCCATAACCACTTCAATATAATTCGACACCGCCGAACCGACAGTGATACTATCCCCTGCGCTTGAGCCGCCTGTATATACAATTTTCTTTATTCCAGAATCAATCACAAAGGAAGAACTTTCAAGTTTTATTTTGAAAGTTCTTCCACCCTGCCGTTCCATCATCTGTTTAAATTTTTCTGAAACTTTTTTATACATAGTTCCACCTCTTACTGTTGGATAATATCCACTGATACGCTTCTATAATAATAAATCCCATCACTAAGTCTCCCCAATATATCCTTACTCATAGTTCCTCTATATGAACGTATTGTCAAATCAATCCCGTCATCATGAAAAGTAATCGGAAAGAACCCTGATACAAGGGCATTTTTTATCACAAGATACTCTTTTTCAGCAAGTATCCCCCATTTAATATTCAACGTTTTCTTTTCCGCTATCACATCACCTGTCATCAAACCGGAAAGAGTCCGCCCCGTAGACGAACTCCATATAATTTCATCTCCAATACTAAGAGATTCTGGTGCGGGAAGTGCAACAGTTCCAACAATTAATATTTCATTCTGCTTCATTTTTTCCTTCCTTCGCTAAGTATTTATTTCACAAACACCAGTAACCCTTGTGTTTTCATTAATTCTCTGTACAATTACATCTTTCAGCTTTTTTCCGTCAATTACAATATTCAAATCCAGCTCCTTCAGCAATACGAGAATCTCTCTTAACACAACAAGAATTTCTCTATCGTATCCTCCACTTGAAGCCAATACTGCTTTTTGCAGCAGTTCAGAAAGTTTATCCTCCGGCGCGACCACTTCTCCCTGATGTTTATTATCACCAATCATCGCAAGCTGTGGGGTATTTGGCTTTACATATCCGCCCTGTGCAAGTTTTGGGATTCTTGGAGGACTTATCTCTTTTAAATTAAATCCAAATTTTTCTCCTCCAATTCCTGGAACCCAGTCCGGCACATCAAAAGATAATTTATTGACCGCCCTTATCACTGTATTAATACCAGACGTCACACCACTTACCAATCCATTCAGGACATCTATAATCAAGTTAATTGGTGTTTTTACTATTGCAACAAGACTATCAAATACACCTTTAAAAATATTTTTAATTCCCGTCAGTGCTACATCCAAATCGCCTGTAAACACACCCTTTAAAAACTGTACAATTCCTTTAAAGGAAGTAATCAGTCCGTTGATAATATCAAGAATTGTTCCTATCACTGAACCTACGCTGTTGGAGATAGAATTAAATACTGCAACAAAGACTGGTCCTAAAACAGAGGAAAGAAATTTCACTACTGGCGCTATAAATTCATTGTAAATAACAAGCGCCCCATCAACAAACTCTCCCACAAAATCAAGAAAATTTGCCACAAGCGGCTGTAAATGGTCCGTCCACACTTCATCAATTACAACCATAATATTATCCCATATGGGTTTTAAAATAGTTTCCCATATTGTCTGAAACATATCCCCTGTATTCTGGACCGCTTTATTAATACCATCAAATATAGGCTGTCCCCACTTATTCCAAAAATCTGATATTGTATTCATTAAATCTATCCACATATCAGAAATCAGTGTAAGATATGGACTGACACCTTCACTCCATACCCTGTCAAAACAATCCTTTAATACAGAAAATATTGTCCCTGACAGAATCTGCATCTGTGTGGAAAAATCTGTTATCATTGGAAGGCCAACATCAATAAAATTCCTTAGTACTGGAAATACAGCATTGTTCCAAATATCCTCAAACACAAGATTAAATGTGTCATACAATCCATTCACAATAAGCCCTGTTGTATCAAATGCCGCAACAAGGTATTCTGTAAATGGTCCATTGAAATAATCTGTAAGCGATGGTCCTAATGATTTTATATCCTGAAATACCCTGCCGAGATTACTCTTAAAAGTTTCTGTGTTTTTCTGAAAATCTTTCCAGATATTTTTAAATGAAGGTCCAAAATTCTTTACCGCCCAATTTTTAAAACTATCCAGCTTTTTTCTGATTCCGTCTATTGCAGTTTCTGAATTTCCAGTATCCACATTTATAGGGATATCTGCCGCTATTCCTCCATTTCCTGACGAAGCTCCAGCCGTTCCTCCTGAATCACTTTTATCCGAAAGCTTTGTGATTTTATCAAACCCCATTAACTGCTTCTGTGCTTCTTTTGCCGAAGATGTAATGTTATCAACTTCTCCTGCCGCATCAGAAGCCGTAGAAGCGATATTTCCAAGTCCTTCTGTTGCATTGGTATTTCCAGTAATTAACGCTGTAAAATTCTTAAACCCCTCTGCCACAGTAGACAGCTTACTTAGTAATGTATTTAACCCTTTTACAATCGGTGTAAACAGGTTAATAAATCCCTGTCCCAGTGACGCTTTTAAGCTGTCAAACCTTAATGATAACACTCTTGTCTGGTTTGCCCAAGAATCCTGTGTTTTGACAAAATCTCCCGTAGCATCGGACAATGCACTTGTAACATATTGATATCTTAACAGAACCTTTTCCTGTTCTGTCATCTTAGCAGTAGTTTTTCCAAACCCATTATTTAATGCATACTGGTCAAGCGCTGTCTGTGTCATTACAACTCCTAAATCTTTTAAAGTTTCTGTTTCACCTGTCCAGATGCTTTTCAGCTTTGTAAACGCTTCATCTGATTCGAGATTATAAAACGAGGCCACATCACCTGTCAGCCCCGTTACAGCTTTTGCCATGTCATAGCTTGCCTGTTCTGTAAATCCAAACGCATTATTCATAGCACCTAAAGTTCCCATATACTGCTTTGCCACAGTTTCCGAGAGCCCAAAATTTTCCATTGCGTCTTTTGCAAAATTATCTACATAGCTGCTCATACTTTTAAATGATGTATCTACCACATTTTGTACTTCTGCAAGGTCCGAGCCGAGGTCTAAGCAGTCCTTTATAAATGCGCCTGCTGCCATACCACCAAGTATTCCACCTATTTTCTTTCCGATTTTTGAAAATCCAGAGGTTAACTGCTTATCAGCGTTATCTGTTGCCTGTGTAAGCTGCCTTCTTAGACTATCTGTATCTATGCCAAGTTCCAGCGCAAGCTGCCCAACCACTGTTGAATCACTCAACTTATCCACCTCCCTCCCGTTTTTCTATTTCTTTTCATATGCTTCTTTCAATGCCTGTTGCATATTTAAAAGAATTTTCATTCCTGCTTTCTCTTTGTTTCCTGAAATCTTCCTCGCAAGCCACTCTGACCGGATTCTTTTCTGCTCCCTGGTAAATTTTTTTATTATTTTGGGGTCTTTTTCCGCCCTTATAGAAACCACCTGTCCCAAAGGCGTATCATACATAATCCCTGAAAGCAGAGAGCAGAACTCTACATAGGACATATCCTCTTCTGTTCTCAGCCGAATACCATACTGCTTTAGAAAACTGCTCTCTATTAGCTCCCAGTCATCAAAAATATCATAATAACTTTCCCCGCTAGGGTGTATCAAGCTCCTCTAGTGCCTTTCCCTGCGAAGCTGCCATAACAGCCCGAAAAATATCGGTATACTCAGTGATTGGAAGGTCCATTTCTTCTATTTTCTTTGCGTCTTTCGCCCCAATCAGCATTTCAAGGGATTTCTGCATAACCGCAAGTTCATCCTCTTTTTCGCCTTCCTCCTCATTCTTCTTCTCCATCTGCCTTACCATTGCCTGAACATTCAAAACATTGCTTTTCCTGTTGTTTACAGTACATGCAAAATCTTCTGTAATCCTCAATACTGGCAGTTTATTTGTAATCTTTTGTGATATATCAAACATGTTATTTGTCTTTGACATAATTTATCCTTCTTTCTTTATTCAAAATGAACAATACCGCTGCTCCTATGCCGCTGTATATGATACATACTCCGGTTTTCCGTCAGATTGCGCTTCCCATTCCAAAGAATCAATCGCAGTGGAATCACCACCCATAGAAGTTGTATTAATTACACATGGGATATACAGCGCATCTCCATTCGGGAATGTTATCTTCATTGCACTGTTACAGTCCTGCCCCATTTTAAAAGCAAGCCCAGCCACGTAATCATTTCCGATATCTCCATAATTGCGTTTTCCTCCCATACTGACAGATATTGATTTTGCCGTCATAAGGTTTCTTACCCATCCGCCCTGGTCCATTGGATTCCAGCTTTCTATGCCTCCGTCTATGGAAATGCTCAAACTTTCTGCATCCTTTACGGTTGTATATTCTGCGGTGGTCAGCTCTGCTGGTCTGCCGGTGATGCATACGCCAAAAGTTATCTCATTTACCGGATTTACACCCTGTCTTATTTTCTCTGACATCCTCATTCCTCCTTGTCCTGATTTTTATAATAAATAAGACATTCTATCACATATTCAAAAATGCCGTTGTCATCTGTTCCAACTGGAATTGGTTCTTCTTGGCTCATTTGAATAAACTTGATAAAATGTCCGTTTATTTCTACCTGTTCTGTTTTCTGTAATTTTTCATAAAGTGTGATAGCTACCTCTTCTGTCTGTGTTGGTGATTTAGTCCAGTGTACCAGAAAAGAAACATTCTTTGTTTGATAAGATTTGTTCTCCATGCCTCCAACTGGTATCATTGCTTGTCTGCCTGCCTTTAATGGATATGTTCCAATGCTCTTATCTTTCTTGTCCGGCAGTATGCCACAATAACAATGTTCATCTTCTGCAATTTTAAGAGAAGCGATATAATCCCTGATATCCCTTAATAACATTAGCCTCTCATCTCCCTTCTTAACAGCCTTGTATATGTATCCTGGGTAAAATCCTCGCTGATTCCGCCCGGCAGCCAAGGCGTAAACCATTTCCCCTGTGCAAATGGATTTTCGTATTTCTGAAAATCATACTCTGGGTGGAAATATAACCTCCGTGCATAAGGTCCTTCTGATACAATATACACTTTTCCGCGCTTGCTGTGCGACTTGTCTACAAAAGTCTTTTCATTCTGCAAGGTGCCAGTATCTCTTGGCATAATCTGCGCTTGCACTACCTCTGTATGCAATGCCTCCGCTGTTTTCTCCAAAGCCCTTATCTGCGCCTGCTGTAATTGGGTGATTCTGTGATTAAACAATGTTACCCTGCTTCTTACATTCCTTGCCACTATTTCACATCCTTTTTAATTCATTATTTACAAAATAAAAAAGCCTGAATCTTTCAAGCTTTTTAATAGTCTAAATTTTTGAAAAATGCCTCATTTAATCAAAGTGCATACTTGCACCAATTACCTTATTACATACTGGACAAGTTCTCCCTAATAATATTTCTGGTACTTTAGGGTATTTTTTATTCCATCCATACAAAGAATAAATTTTTTTATTATGTATTTTGCATGTTGAACAATTCCTGCTTGTACTAAAAATAAGCGTATCATTCTTTTGTTTTTTACAATCTGGTATAAGTCGATTAATAGATATATTTTCTATATTTTGTACATTTCCTGTATTGTATCTTATAAAATCAAAAATCCCCATGCCAATCTCCTAATTTTTTATTTTATAATATCAAATATCTCTATTCATTTCAACATTATTCCACATCCAATCTCGTATAATTTACACTTTCATCTGGATTCCTTGCTTTTGTTCCCTCGTAAATCTTCCGTTCCATACCAAATACCCTGATTGTTCCTCCGGTAATTACTGGAATATCAGGCGCAATGTCTCCTGGTATCAAGGCGCATCCAGATAGCTGTATCAGCTTTTTCTCTGCTGTAAGCACAGTTTTCCCTTTATCCTGATAATTGCACTTTCCTGTCCAGTTGACAGTTTCCAAAGGCTCCCCGTATTTATTTACGCCTTCCTGTTCTATGCTTACTTCAATCTCAGTTCTGCAAAACTGCTTTGCTATTAAACATGGGTATTTCAATTTACCACCTCCC